AAAAGAAGTTACATTTTCCAAGGATTTGTATCTGAGAATCCTCTCAACGAGGAGTCACCAGAAAACCCAATTAGACGTTTTGTGATTTCACCACAGATCTTCAACATTATTAAATCAGCACTTATGGATCCAGATATGGAAAACATTCCTACTGATTATGTTGCAGGTACAGACTTTAGAGTCACAAAAACAACCAAAGGGCAATACGCAGACTACAGTACATCAAAATGGGCTCGTAAAGAGAGTGCATTAGATGAAGTACAACTTGCGGCAGTAGACACTAATGGTTTACACAACTTAGCAGACTTTTTGCCTGCAAAACCAACTGCAGAAGGATACCAAGCAATTACAGAAATGTTTGCGGCATCAGTAGATGGTGAGTTGTATGATCCAGAGCGTTGGGGTAACTTTTACAAGCCATATGGCGTAGAAGTTCCAAGCACAGCGACACCAGCCACAAGTGCTCCGGCACAAGCGGCGGCTCCAGTAGCACCAGCGGCTCCAGTAGCACCAGCGGCGTCACCTGCTCCAGTAGTAGAAACACCGGCTCCAGTTGCAACTGCTCCAGTAGTAGAAACAGCGGCACCGGCGGCACCTACGCCCGAAGTAGACAAAGGAAAGCAATCAGCAGATGACATCTTACAGATGATTCGTAATAGAAGCAACGGTTAAGGAGATACATCATGCAAAAACCTTTTGACCTAAGTAAGTTCCGTACTGGTATCACTAAAAGTATTAGTGGTATTAGTGCAGGATTCCACGATCCACAGGATTGGATTAGCACAGGCAACTACACACTAAACTACTTAATCAGTAGTGACTTTAACAAAGGAATTCCGTTAGGAAAGGTTAGTGTGTTTGCAGGTGAATCCGGTTCTGGTAAATCGTTTATATGTTCAGGCAATATTGTAAAGAACGCTCAAGATATGGGCTGTCAGGTAGTATTGTTTGATTCAGAAAACGCACTCGACGAAGATTGGCTACAAGCACTTGACGTTGATACATCACCAGAAAAACTATTAAAGATCAGTGTTAGCATGATTGACGATGTTGCAAAAGCAATTAGTGAATTTGTTAAAGACTATAAAGCACACTACAGCGATCTCCCCTATGAAGAAATGCCTAAGTTAGCATTTGTTGTAGATAGTTTAGGAATGTTATTAACACCAACTGACGTAGCACAATTTGAAAAAGGTGACATGAAAGGTGACATGGGTAGAAAGCCTAAGGCATTAACAGCCTTGGTTAGAAACACTGTTAACCAGATTGCACCTTTTCCGATTGCCTTAATTGCTACTAACCACACTTATGCATCACAGGACATGTTTGATCCAGATGATAAAATAAGTGGTGGTCAAGGCTTTATCTATGCAAGTAGTATTGTTGTTGCTATGAGAAAACTTAAATTAAAAGAAGATCTCGATGGTAATAAAGTATCTACAGTGCAAGGTATTAGAGCGGCATGTAAGGTAGTTAAGTCACGTTACGCAAAACCTTTCGAAGGTGTGCAAATCAAGATTCCTTATGAGACAGGCATGGACCCATATAGTGGCCTATTAGAAATGCTTGAAACAAGAGGCATCGTTGATAAAGTTGGTAACAAACTCTCTTATGTCTCACCAGTAACAGGTGAAGAGATTAAAGAGTTCAGAAAAGGCTGGTCCGGAGATAAACTCCAGATAATTATAGATGAGTGGAGTCAAAATCCTAAAGCAACAGGTGTCGAACAAGACCTTGATGTTGGCGATGTTGACCCTGACGAATTTGATAACATAGAGGAGTTGATGGATGAGTCCTGAGATAGCATTACTTAGTGAGACATGGGAACTTGTAAAAACCCATGTCAACACTAAAGATCGTTTACACGTAGCAGAATCCATGTTGAGATTGTTTGAGGAAAATATTGATATCCAGGATATTAGTGTTTACATGAACGAATTTGACAAAGTTATGAAAACTGCCATTGTCACTTATTTTGACGAAGGTGTTGATGACGAGGATGACGACGACGAGTACGAGTATTAAAAATGAGTACTTGGTATAATAAAGTAGTTGGTAATTTAGGTGAGATCGTTGATTCAGTAAATTACTTTGAAAACGAACTTGAGGAAGCCAAGTATGAAGTTGGGATAAGAGGCAGTCTGGAGAAATCCAGTTCTGCCTTACCCGGCATTACAGAACATCGTTTTAATCAGTTACAAGAGATTGAAGCAATCCTCGAACACTTAAACATAGAACTTCGCAAAGAACGTTCTAAAACATTCCGCAAGTATTTGGAAACATACAATAGACAACTGTCCAGCAGAGATGCTGAAAAGTATGTTGACGGTGAAGATAGTGTTATTGACCTAACGCATCTATGTAACCAATTCAGTCTATTGAGAAATAGGTACTTAGGTATTATGAAAGGCTTAGATGTCAAGCAATGGCAAATAGGACACATCACAAAACTTAGAACTGCTGGAATGGAAGATATTGTAATTCAATAAACAGGTTGACAAACTTTTCTAATTTGCTATAATAGTAGCATGGAACAAAATTATACAGAAGAACAAATAAGATCATTAGTTGGTGCGCCAACTCTTGAGGAAGAGCAAACCTGTGCATGTGGCGAGCAAATCACGGAATGTGATGAAGCATACGAACACATGACCAGTGGAGTTTAATAGGGGTCGAGAGACTCGGGTAAGGGACAGGATTACAAGTGATTACCAGTCCACAATTCGTTTACGACAGAGTAACGACAGTAATCCATCCCTCCAATTTATATTTGCTCCGTTCGTCTAATGGTTAGGACACTGGGTTTTCATCTCAGCAATAGGAGTTCGATCCTCCTACGGAGTACCATACTATAGTCTGATTTTTGCGTATTGACGCTCGTTTTGTACAGACTTTAAACAACAAAAACAAATGGCAGGTCAACAGCTCTTGGACCTACATAAACTAAATAGAGCCAGAGTAGAAAGCAATGTGGGTGATTAGCTCAGTTTGGTAGAGCATCTCGTTTACACCGAGAGGGTCGGCAGTTCGAACCTGTCATCACCCACCATTTGTACATAACCGGTCCGGTAGTTAAACGGTTATAATTCCGCCCTGTCACGGCGGTGTTCGGGGTTCGATTCCCCGTCGGACCGCCACTATTAAATTATAAATACAAATATGCTTAAACTTGAATGTGGTCCTGAGGACAATAGAGAAACAGTAACAATAGACATAGACACTACAAAAAAGATTGGTCTCTTTTTAAGTGGGGGTTTAGACAGTACTGTATTGTTATCTTGCATGTGCAAAGATATAATTGCACAGGGCAAACAACCTAAGGATGTTATCAAGTATATCTTTAACATACCCAAGCACGATGGTGCTGAATTGTATCCACCCGCACTTATAGATCTTGTTAGGAAAAAGTTTGATATAGAATTACCTTCAATGACTCGTGTTAGGATAACACAATTACATCAACGTTTTCATGGACAAAAAGTTTGGGAATCTATATTGTATGCTTTAGACAAGTTTGATGTAGATCAAATATACTTAGGCGATCAACGTGTTAACCCAGATTTAGATACTACACTTCCTGTTAGAAGTCAAAAGATAGAAGGTCCAATGCCGGGCACATTGTTCTTTCCTTTTAACCATACCAAAAAGAGCCACACCATTGATATTATGTTTCAGTTAGGTGTAGAAGAAATATCAAACTTATCACATAGTTGTACAGAAACAATGACTGGCAGATGTAAGCAGTGTTATCATTGCAAAGAACGTGCATGGGCATTTGAGGCCATGGACAAAGTCGATACAGGGAATGGATAGGACAAAACGTAGATATATTAGATTTAATTTACCTACTGGCGGCGGCGGAATGCCAGCTCAAATGCACAGAGGCAGAATAACTAACGCAGTTAATAAATGGTCAAACACATACGACATTGATGTTTCATTTAATACAGTTGGTTACGAACTACACCTTTCTTTCCAATCAGATCCAGAACTTGCACAATTCATCCTCACGTTTGATGAGGACCTCGGATTTACTAAATTTAAAACCATAGAAATGTAGGTTGACAAATACCTAAAAGATGCTATACTTATTTCATAGGTAGGCGGCTGTAGCTCAGTTGGATAGAGTATGTGGCTACGAACCACAGGGTCGGGAGTTCGAATCTCTCCAGCCGCGCCAACAAATTAGAGGAGTATATATTATTAACAATATGGGTATTAGAAAAAACAAAATAATTTTAACAGACGTAGATGGTGTAGTTCTTGATTGGGAAGAAGGCTTCTCTGTCTGGATGGAGCATCACGGTCATAGCAAAGTTGATGGATATCAGTTTATGTATTCCATTGGTGATCGCTACGGTATGTCCAGAAACAACGGACATAAACTTGTTAAAGTATTCAATGAGTCTGCCGCAATAGGCTTTCTCCCTCCCCTCAGAGATGCACAGTACTTTGTTAAGAAGTTATCTGAGCAACATGGATATAAGTTTATAGCCATAACATCTCTGTCTTTAGATCCTTATGCTAAGGAATTGAGGACTCGTAATTTAAACAAGTTGTTTGGTGATGCATTCATTGACGTTGTTTGTTTAGATACTGGTGCTGATAAGGATGAAATACTTGCAGAATACGGCGCCAAATACACTGATAACTACTGGATTGAGGATAAGCCTGAGAATGTACAAGCAGGAATCAATGCAGGATTGAAGGGAATTTTGGTAGAACACGGGCATAATATGGTAGAACCTAAGGGTATTGTAGTAAAGAATTGGGAAGAAATTTACAATCTTGTTACAAATCAATAGGTTACAGCATACTAAAACGGTTGACAGATCACTAAAAACTGCTATAATATGTACATAAATTAATTAATTGCTGTGGGAGGCAATATTATGGAAAAGCAAGTTCGCATTATACAAGGTACTTACAGAAACGCACCTATCACTGATACAGTGTTTCCGTTAGTAAAACCAAGCACTTTCGGTAAGAAAGGTTTATTTATTACTGTAGACGCCAGCAAGGTGTTAGGTCCAGACAAAAAAGCAATTCGTGTATTGTTGGAGAATCCAAACGATATCGAATATGTTGATGGACCAGCAACCGAAGTTGAGTCTACTACAACTGCACCTGCAAAAGCAGTAAAAGAAACTGAAGAGCAGGCCATGGATAGAATCAAACGTAGATTTAATATCCTTGATGAGATGACTGATGCTGTGGCAAACGGTGTTGTTAGAGGTCTTATCGTAAGTGGCCCTCCAGGTGTTGGTAAGAGTTTTGGTGTTGAGAAGATACTTGACGAATACGATGTTATGGCTAAACTTAGCAGTAAGCCGCCAAGAACAGAAGTAGTTAAGGGTTCAATGACACCAATTGGTCTGTATCAGACACTATATAACAATTCGCAGAAAGGTGACATCCTTGTGTTTGATGACTGCGATAGTGTATTGTTTGATGAAGTATGCTTGAACATGTTGAAGGCAGTACTTGACTCAGGCAAGAAAAGAACTATTAGTTGGAAGTCAGAATCGCAGGCTCTTCGTAGAGAAGGTATTCCTGATAGATTTGAGTTCAAAGGTGGTTGTATCTTTATTACTAACGTTGACTTTGAAAACGTTCGTTCTAAGAAGATTAAAGATCACTTAGCGGCACTTATGTCCAGATGTCATTACATTGACCTTGAGATGAATAGTGTTAGCGATAGATTCTTACGTATTAACCAAATTGTGCGTGACGGTATGTTAGACGAGTATAACTTCGGTAAAGAAGGAGACCAGGAAGTAGTGGACTTTATGGTTTTGAAGGCTAACAGGTTACGTGAAATTTCACTCAGGATGGTTCTTAAGGTAGCAGACCTTAAACAGATGTCTCCGGACACTTGGCAAGAACTTGCGGAATCAACCTGTATGAAACGTGTTGCATAACATTCTCCCACAACTTGTTTGTAACGCAAAGCACTCTGCCCGGATTATCCGGGTAGAGTTATTTTAACTTTAACATTAAGGAATATAATGAATAAAAGAAGGATAGTGCCATTAGTAGCTCTTGCATTTTTACTTAACAGTAATGTGTATGCTGATGACCTAATAGAAGAAATTGTTGTAGTAGGTGCTACGGTAATCGAGAGCAAACCCAATGCCAATGAAGACTTTGGTTTAGTTGAAACAATAATGCCAGCAATGGCTTATACCTCAGGCGGCTTCGGCGGCTTTAGTGGATATAACGAACGTGGAGCACAGACAGAACACACAACTATTTTTAGGAATGGTGTACCTGTTAACGATGCAGGCTCAGGATGGTATGACTTTGGTCACGACATTGTTACTGGACAAGAAGCATTAAAAATTGTTAGTGGTCCTAACAGTGTGCTATATGGTTCAGGCAGTTTGGGTGGTTCAGTGTTTATCACAGACGACCTACAAGACGGCTATGTATCAAGAATAGGTTCAAACCACACACTTGTTAATGCAAGTAAAGGTGGAGTCGGTATTACGTATTTTGATGTATCAAATGGTTCTGTGAGAACTGACAACGATGAATCAGATAACTATGTAAACAAAACAGCAAGGCTTGATCAAACAATTGGCGGGTTTGATGTTAATGTTAATTACACTGACTACGATTATGATTATGATAACTGCTACACTGCAAGTTTTTCTCAGTCAAATGATTGCACACAGGTTGGTAACAAAGTTGCTGTGAGTATTCGTAATGATAATATCACATTAGGTTACAACAAAAATAACGCAGATTATTTTACTGGTAACGATGTAACATACGACAGTGAAGCAGAAAGGTTCTATTTAGATGTTAAGAACACATACTTAATTGGTACACCTGCCGCTGAACTTATTGTAGGTATGACTGGCGACCAAGAAACATACATGGATAACGAACAAACAAACGTTAGTGGTTATGCTTCTATTAACTTTGCAGACCAGTTTGGTTTAGGTGTTAGAGTATCAGAAGATGCATTTGTTTACAGAGTAGGATACAGCAAAGAACTTCTTTCTGTGAATTTTGCTACCAGTTATCGTAACCCTACCTTATATCAACTTAACGGTGATATTTGGGTTGACGGCAATAGCACACTTGAAGCAGAAGAGTCCATGGGACTTGAATTAGGTGTTGGCGCATTTATTATTTACAGGTACGAGTTTGAAGAAGGCATCCAATATCAATCAGGTTACACTGACGATGAAGGCACATATAACAATGCTACATATCTAAACTCTGGAGCATACAGCACACAGGGTATTAGATTTATGGATACGTATTCTGTACCATATGGTGGATTGAGTGTGATGGTTGGATATACAGATAGTGATCAACCACGTGTACCAGAATTTAAAACTCAACTGAGTTATTTTGCAACATTTGGTAACATAAACTTTAAAACTATTTACAGTGGTATGTTTGAACGAGCACCTGGACCGTATGACGGACCAAGTTTAGATAATCTTAGCACACTTGATGTTGTATTCAGCAGACAGTTTGAAAAAGCCACAGTATCGTTTACAGTTCGCGATGTATTAGACAACGAGTTTGAAATGACTCCTGGCTATGGCGCTGGCGGTAGAAAATACTTCTTGACAATATCATCGAACTAAGGTATATATTAGTATGCATAAAACAGTTTTAGAAATTAGAGACGAGGTAAACATCAAGTTCATTGGACTCGATGTAAAGACAAGACGTAAGATTTCTGATTCGGTAAAATTCTTTTTACCTTATGCATACCATATGCCAGCATATAAGTTAGGCCGCTGGGATGGTTGCGTTAGATTTTGCGACATCGGCGGCCGATCCTATTTGAATTTACTCGACACTCTACTACCAATTGTAACCGCGGCAGGTTACGATGTAGAAGTTGATGATCAAAGACAAACATGGGATTTCAAATTCAGCCCTGTCCAGGCAAACAGTTATGAAGATACTGCATGGCCTCCCAGACATCCTGCCGCAGGGTTACCTATTATTTTAAGAGACTATCAAGTAGAAGTTATTAATCGATTCCTTGATAATCCTCAGTGTTTACAGGAAGTGGCAACAGGAGCCGGTAAAACACTTATCACAGCAGTGCTCAGTCATCGTTGTGAGGACTTTGGCAGAACTATAGTAATTGTGCCAAACAAAGATCTTGTTGTGCAAACAGAAAAAGATTACAAAAATTTAGGTATGGACGTTGGTGTTCTTTATGGCGACAGAAAAGAATATGACAAGACCCATACTATATGCACATGGCAAAGTCTTGCAGTACTGGAAAAGAAAACAAAGGCAGGTGAAGCCGAAGTTGACTTAGATGTATTTCTCGATCAAGTTGTGTGTGTAATGGTTGACGAAGTACACAAAGCAAAAGCAGATGTATTGCGTGACCAGTTGAGTGGTATGTTTAAAAATGTTCCTATACGTTGGGGACTAACTGGTACAATACCGCAAGACGAACACGAAGCAGTAGCATGTACCTGTGCATTAGGACCTGTTACAGGTAGCCTAAGCAGTAAAGAGTTACAAGACATGGGTGTATTGGCTGACTTGGACATTAGTATTTTGCAGATGCAAGATGGTCCACTTGGGTTCAATGGCTATGCACAAGAACTTAAATGGCTTACCACAGATGAAACAAGATTAAAACACTTGTCACAGATAATTAATCAAATGTCACAACAAGGTAACACACTTGTCCTCATAGATAGAATTGCCACAGGAAATATATTTTCAGAGATGAATCCCGAATGGGCATTTGTTAGTGGTGGTATGAAAGTCAAAGACAGACAATCCGAGTATGATGAAATATCAGAAATGGATAACAAGGTCATTGTTGCTACATACGGTGTAGCGGCAGTAGGTATCAACATACCTCGAATATTTAATTTGATTATGTTGGAACCAGGAAAAAGTTTTGTTCGTGTCATACAGAGTATCGGTAGAGGTATTCGTAAGGCAGAGGACAAAGATTACGTAAATGTGATTGACATATCAAGCAATCTAAAGTATAGTAAAAGACATTTAACTAAACGTAAAGTGTTTTACAAAGAAAAAGAATTCAGACACACTATGACGAAAGTTGAATACAAATAAGGAAAACT